GGCATCACATCACAGGCCGAGCGCGACCTTGAAAAAATGAGCAAAGCCACTACGAAAAGCAATGAGGAATTGGGCAGGCAGATTGAGGTTTTGACTGCATTGGGTGGCAAAGAAAAAGAGGTTTACGAACTTAAAAAGCGTCAGGCTGAAAATGAGTTGAATATCTTGCGTGAAACCTTTAAAACAAAGGGGAAGTTAACGGCAGAGGAGTGGAAAGATTTTAATGATTTAAAAAACAAGCAAAAAGTCCTCACCATTGAATACAACAAATTTGTGCAAGGTGAAGCCGACAAAAAGAAAAAAGAAGATGAGGCAGCGGCAAAGGAAGCAGCAGCAAAGGCGCAGGAAAACTACAAAAAGAATATAGAAAACGAGCGCAAGGCGTTGCAAGATTTAGCAGAGGAAAGGCGCAAGCAATTAGAACTGAACGCCAAAGATGAACGTGCGCTTGCTGACATCAAATACAACAACGATTTGGAGCGTTTAAAGGTTGCTAAAGCAAATGACCTTAGACAAGAGAATTTAACTGCATCAGCCCGAAAAGCCATTCAAGATAAATACGCGGTTTTACAAGTTAGTGCCAAAATAGAACACGATAAAAAGATAAAAGACCTTGACCAAAAGGCGCAAGATGAAAGGTTAAAACAGCAGGAAGAGTTTGAAAACAAGCGCAAGGAACTAACCGAAAAAGAAATATCCGACACTGTTTCTGCAACAGATGATTTTTACAAGGGCGAGCAGTTAAAACTAACCCAGCGCAACGCTGATGCCGATGAGTTTGCAGCACTTGAATTACAGCGTTTGGAAGCGCAGTTGCAGAACGCAAAAGATTACGGACAAAGCACGGTTGATTTGGAACTGCAAATCGCGGCAAAGAAAAAGGAAATCCGAGACAAAGATATTGAAGAGCAAAAGCAAGCTGAACTGCAAAAAATAGAATTGACAAAAGGTGGTTTTCAGGCTATTGGTGAATTGGTCAATGCGTTTGCCGGAAGTAGTGAGGAAGCACAGCGCAGAGCATTTGAAATAAACAAGGCGGCAAGTATAGCCACTGCAATCATTGATACCTACACAGCTGCTCAGGGTGCATATAAATCACAGATGGCTATTGCCACCCCTGATGCACCAGTTAGGGCAGCGGTTGCCGCAGGTATTGCTATTGCACAAGGTTTGGCACGTGTTGCTCAAATCAAAAAGACGCAGTTTCAAAGCAAAGACGCTGCTGGTGGTGGTGCTGGCGGTGGCGGTGGTGTACCAACCGCGCCTGCACTTGCCCCGACCGTTGGCGGTGCATTACCCGATGAGCAGCAATTCGGTGGCATGGGCAGGGTGTATGTCTTAGAGGGTGACATCACCAAAACCCAAACCCGTGTGCGTAGGTTAAGAAATACCAGTGTCGTTTAAACCTACTTTTATAGATATGGACTTGCCAGTTTACAAAATAGTAGTTAATGAGGATGACGACACCGGGGTTGACTTCGTTTCGTTGGTTGACCGCCCTGCCATACAAAAGGACTTCATGCTGTTTAATCAGCAGTTTGTTGAACCCGGTGCAAAGGAAAGTGAGGATGAATTTATCAGCAGGTGTATTCCATACATGATTGGCGAGGGCATGGAACAAGAGCAAGCCGCAGCCGTGTGTTATTCAAAATGGGAAAGCCGTCAGGAATTTGAAAGCTACACAGATTACCCCGAAGCCGCCAAAGAAAATGCAAAGGTTGCCCTGCGCTGGGCAGAGGAAAACGGATGGGGTGACTGCGGTACACCCGTAGGAAAGATACGTGCAAACCAATTAGCCAATGGTGAGGCCATCACTCGTGAAACCATCGCAAGGATGGCAGGATTTGAACGGCATAGACAGAACAGCGACAAAGAATTAGGGGATGGATGCGGTCGTTTAATGTGGTTGGCATGGGGTGGTGATGAGGGCATCGAATGGGCAAGCCGTAAACTGCAACAGATAGACATGAAGCAAGCGTATTCTGTGCAGGACGAGGAGAAAAGGATTGTCACCGGGCCTGCCATGTTGGCTGATTTACCCATTTACCGCTACGATGATGTGAGGGGTGAGTATTACGTTACCTTTGACGCACCCACCATTTGGACTATTGCTAAAAAGTTTGTCCGCAAAAACTTTTACAAGGCGGTAAATACCGACCATGAAACCCCGGTTGACGGTGGTGTCCACATGATTGAGAGTTACTTTATTGACCGCAAGCGTGGTGTGATGCCACCAAAGGGATATGAGGATGCAAAAGACGGCAGTTGGTTCCTGACCTATTTAGTGGACAATGACGAATTGTGGGCAAAAGTAAAGGCAGGTGAATGGAAAGGGTTTTCGGTTGAGGGGTTTTTTGACATGGAAGAGCAAGACGAAGTCGTTACCCTGATGCGTGAAATAGCCGCCATGCTGAAAAATTTTGCATAGATTTTACCCTACCTACCTTTTATGGTATGGATTTCAAAACAGAACTTTCAGAAATGAAGAGCGGACTTGCTGCATTTATGGCAGAAGTTAAGCAGCGTTTCAATGAAGTTCCGGCTGAAACCGTTGAAGCTGCGTTTGGTGAGTTGACTTTGGTTGACGGTACAATCGTAGTATTTGACGGTGAAGAATTGAATGCTGGCAGTATGCTGTCAGTAAAAACCGAAGAGGGTATCGTGCCTGCTCCTGATGGGGTTCACGAAACCACCGACGGTCTGCTGATTACTACCAAAGACGGTGTGGTTGAACTCATTGAAGAGAAAACAATGCCCGTTGAGGAAGTTGAGGTTGAAAATCAATTCGCATCACTGGAACAATTTGACGCACTGCGTGCCGCCAACGAAGAGATGGCAAAGAAAATTGCTACTCTTGAAAACGCCCTTATCAATGTGTTGGGCAAAGTTGAAGAGACCTTTTCAGTATTTGAGAAGTTCGCAGCAACTACACCTGAACCGACTAAAAAGCCATTCGGAGCAGTAAAACAAAAACAAGAGGACAACTTCAATGGCTTTTTGTCCGCAATCAAAAAAATCAAATAATTTAAAATCATGGCATTTGACGTAACAGGTTTATCGAATTACACCAAAGAGGAGAGCTTACAGCTCCTGACCAAAGCTATGTTCAACGCAAAAACCGCTTCATTGCTGAACGGTGCTGGACAGGTTCTCCCGGGTATCAAAAGTGCAGAAATACTTCCCCTGCTGTATTCTGACGTTTATTTTCAAACTGACAGCTGTTCTTATCAGACCAGCGGTAACACCACCCTTTCAAAGCGTACTTTGACCGTAGGTAAAGTAAAGGTTCAAGAGACCCTTTGCCCCAAAGACCTCGAAACTAAGTACACACAGAAAGCATTGAACGCTGGCGAAGCTATCGACATGGGTGTTTTCACCGAGCAGATTGGTGCTGAAAAAGCTGCCAAGATTGCCGAAGCTATCGAAACTGCTATTTGGCAGGGTGATACAACTGGCGGTGCTGGTAACCTCGGTTACTGGGATGGCTTTTTGACTATCTTGGGCGACCTCGGTTTTGGCGGTGCTGGCGACCCTATCAAGGGTAACGTGGCTGATGCTTATGCATCAATCACTGCTTCTAACATTGACGACATCATCGGCACTATCTACGGAGTTATCCCTGCTGAACTGTTGGGCAAACCCGACCTGATGATTGCAATGGGTGTTGACAGCTTCCGTAAATACCGCCAGTGGTTGGTAACTGCTAACCTTTACCACTACCCTGCTAACGAAGTAGCTGAATTGGAAATCATCGACCCTGTAACTGGTATCAAAATTTACGGTCTGCACGGTATGAACGGAACCAACAAGATTGTTGCCGGACTTTGGTCTAACTTCTTCTTGGGTACTGACATGATGAACGAAGAGGAAGAGTTTGAGTTTATCTTCAACCCTTTCGAGCGTCGTGTGCAATTCCACGCTGCATTCAAATATGGTGTTCAGATTGCATATCCTGAGCAGGTAGTTTATTTCTCTCTGTAACCAAATAGTTAGTTACTGAATAGTAAGTTCAACAATGGGGGTGGGGCAAAACCCTACCCCCTTTAATTTAAAAATAAAACATGGCTTGTGTATTAACCACCGGATTTACCCTCGATTGCAAAACCGCATCGGCGGGTATCAAAACTATTTGGCTCGTTGAATTTGATGCCAAATCTACCCTAACAAAATCAAGCGGAGAAGTTTCCGCACACACCTTGTCAGGTGGCAAATCTTACTTCAAATATGAATTGGAGAAAGAAACCGCCAGCATGACTTGGAGAACAATCCCATCAACCGAGAACGGCACTGTATTTTACGAGGCTGACTTGGTTGCCCGTCTGCACAAAGTAACAACCGCACAGCGTAACGAAATCAAACTGCTAGCACAGAACCGCATGCTCGCCATTGCCCTTGATGCAAGCGGTGATTACTGGTTGCTGGGTGCTGACTACGGTGTTCAGTTGCAGCAGAGTGAAAGCAATTTCGGTCAGGCGTTTGGTGACTTCAAAGGTCACGTGCTTAATTTTCTGCACAAAGAAACCGATTTGCCTTTGAAAGTTCAATCGGCTGTTGTATCTTCGCTCGCTCTCGGTTCTTGATTGATTTGAGTGTTTCATGCAAAGGAGGTCACCTACGGGTGGCCTTTTTTGTTTAACATCAAATCTACCTACTTTTATAGTTGATGTTATACATCACAAAAAGCGGCACACCTGAATTGATAATCACGGGCAAGGAGAAAGTGACAATCTCGCCTGTGTATTATTTATTGGTGTTCGAGAGCGAAATGTCGCAGGAAAGAAAAGCATTTATCGTGGCAGACAGCAGCACATCACCCAACAGATACCAGTTATTTTCATTTGTTGAGGGTAGCAGCACCGCCAAAACGCTTGCCGTAGGTACGCATTATTGGTCATTGTACGCACAGACAAGTCCGAGTAATACCAACTACCTATTGGCAAACGAGGAAATAGACAGAGGACTTGCTTATGTCAGCACCAGCCACACACCATTTAATGACCACGAAGTCAACACAACGATTAAACAGCACAACGTAGGATAATGAGTTTTGAACTATTACGCATAAATTTTGCCGAAAGCAAGTTGCCTGTATTCAAAGAAAATAAGAATAAGGGCATAATGTATTACGGGGAGAGTAACGATTTCCCTCAACACTTACTTGAATTTTACAACCGTTCGCCAAAACATGGTGCAATCGTTCGCCAAAAGGCACGTTTTGTGGCAGGTGAGGAAACGATTGTGGAGGGCAACCCCAACGCTGTCAAAATAATTGATTACGTAAACCCTTACGAGGGTGTGCAAGAGTTCAAAAATAAACTGGCACTCGATTACGAGTTGTTTAATGGCTTTGCTTATGAGGTGCATTATAACAAATTAGGGCAGTTGGCTGCTTTATACCACGTTGATTTCAGCAAAGTACGGACATTAGACCACGACTTGTATATGTACGCAGAGGATTGGAAAAAGGCGAAGCATGAGGACATGAAGCATTACCGCCCTTTCAACCCAAAAAAGGCACAGCCAATGGAAGTGCAGTTATTCTATTTCCGCGAATACGCACCGGGTTTGGGCGTTTATCCTCTGCCACCTTATCAGCATTGTTTGCAGTACATTGAGATTGATGTAGAAATCGCCAACTTCCACAACAATAACATCAGGAACGGCTTTTCCAACGGTACTTTGGTGCAACTTTTCAAGGGGCAGCCATCGCAAGAGATAGCCTACGAATTTGAGCGCAAGTTCAAAGCCAAAACCACAGGAACCGACAACGCTGGTGGTGTGCTAATTCAGTTCAACGAAATGAACGAAAAGGAAGCCACCATCAACCACCTGCAACCGAGCGAAATGGACAAACAATTCCTGCAACTAAATGAAACGGTGCAGGATGAAATCTTTGTCGGTCATAACTTCCCCAAGATTTTATTGGGTTATGCAACAGAGGGCGCACTCGGACAACGCAATGAAATGATACAAGCCTATGAGTTGCTACATAAATCATACATCAACCGCAGGCAGAATAAAATTGAAACGTGCCTTGAAAATACCCTTGAAGTAGTTTATCCCGGCATCCAAATCAGCACCAAAGACAGCGAGTTTTTGGGCTTGGATTTTGTTGCATTGTATCAGGCAAACATTGCCACGCTTGAAGAGACACGAAACGCACTTGGATTGCCGACCAGACCAGAACCGCAGGCAGTCACTTTTTCATCTCACGTAAAATGTGAGTGCGAAATGTGGAAAGACAGCGACATTGAGGTATTTTCCAAGTTCGGCATGAGTGCTGACGAGTTTGAAGATGTGCCGATGCTATTTGCTTTGGACACCAAAGAGAAAAAAGTCCTTGCGGTGGTTACGGCTGATGAAAAGGCAACCGTAAAAAACATTGCTGATGCCGTAAAATTGGATGAACCAGAGGTAATCGAAATCCTGAAAAAACTGCAATCCGACGGCAAGTTGAATTGGACTAATAATGCCATCAAAATCACCGATATTGGTAGGGCAGACATCCAAGACGAGGGACTGCCGAAAATTGAGGTGCGCTATAAATACGATTTATCACCCGATGCACCCGATTTGATGCCCGGTGGCAAGAGCCGTGAATTTTGTATCAAAATGATGGACATGAGCAAGCTATACACCCGTGCTGAAATAGACCAAATCAGCGGCATTGTAGGTTATAACGCATGGCTTCGTAGGGGTGGATGGTACACTGTTCCCAATAGTGAGCCACCATTGCACATTCCGCATTGCAGGCATGAGTGGGCGCAAAAAGTAGTAAGGAGAAAATCATAATGGCAACATTTGCATATTTCATATCAGAGCAGGACGTTAAAAAGAACACCCCGATTGACGAAAACGTGGACAGCAAGCTGCTACAAACAGCCATGCGTACCGCCCAAGACATCTACATTCGGGATATAATCGGCTCTACACTTTACGACAAGTTGTGTGACGACATCAACGGGGCAGGATTGGCAGGTAATTACCTGACTTTGGTCAACAAATACATCGCACCTTGCCTGTATCACTACGTTATTACCGACAGCATCCTACCCATGACGTTCAAAATGATGAATAAATCGGTTGCCACACGGGGTGCAGAGAATGCAAATGCAATTGATGTGGATCAATTGCGCATGATTGAGCAGAGATATCAGCAGAAAGCCGAGTATTATGGTGAAAGATTGCGCCTTTATCTGTGCGAAAACATGGATTTATTTCCCGAATATAAGACACCTGCAAGCGGAATTGATGTAATTAACCCCCAAGACCAAGTGATATTTGGTGGTTTTATGCTGGGCGAGGATGAGGAATATAAATTTTTACGTGGTTTTTTTAGATGAACAAGGTAAGAATAAAGAACGAAAACAAATTAAAGCTATTTTTAAGTGGTAACAATCAATCAGCTACTGGCAGCACTGACAAAAGCAGGGCAAAATCACAAGCAGATAAAGGCAACAATCGTTAATGTTGAGCCAAACATCAACACAAACGGTGAGCAGCTTTATCCGTTAATGCAGATTTTTCCCGACGGCTCGCAGGTAACCGTTGACAAGGTTATTTACCGTTTTGCAGTCGCCATTGCTGACCGGCACCGGGAAGATTTTACCGATGCGGTGGAACGCATATCCGATATGCATACGGTCATGCTGGATATTTACTCCATGCTGCGTTACGTTTATCGTGGCAACATTGCAGGCAGTTGGGTAATAGCCGACAGCATTACCCCATTTTATGACGCACAAACCGACATCGTTTCCGGTGTTGCCTGTGTCATTGAATTTCATTGCTCTAATCTTCGGGATTATTGCGACACCCCTAATAACAATTTAACATTTCCAACAATAGAATAAAAATATGTCAACTTCATTAGAATTTATGAGCGGCTTCACTGGCTGCAAAGTAATCAGCAACACATCGGCAAATACTGGCCGTTTTCAAGGTTTTGTGGTAAATGCCGATGCCGTTGTTTCTGCCATCCTTGACGAGAATAGCGCATCTCTTTTGTCCACCATTGGATTAAGCGGTGTAACCTTGAAACAAGGTACTTTTATAAGTGTGCAAGAGGGCAAGTATATCAGCAGTATTACACTGACAAGCGGTTCAATCGTAGCATATAACGTATGATAAGGCGCGGCATTGGTGTTCAGTCATTTGCGGCAGTTGCAGGGGGTTATACCCCAAGTGATGCAGATGCTTTGGCTTTTGTCAATGCCGCAGAAATTACCAACGATACACAAAAACAAGCAATCAATACTCTTGTAACCGACTTAAAAGGGTACGGTATATGGACAAAAATGAAAGCCATATATCCATTTGTTGGTGGTACAAGTTCAACCCACAAATTTAACCTTAAAGACCCAAGGGATTTGGATGCTGCATTTAGGTTGGTGTTTAGTGGGGGGTGGACACACAGCAGCAATGGGGCTTTGCCAAACGGGACTAATGGCTATGCTGATACTAAGTTAAACATAAACACTCAAACAACTTTCAACAATGCTCATGTAAGTTATTATAGCAGAACGCAAAATGAGAAATCTGGCTCTACATCTATCGGGTGTACTGATACGTCAAGCAATGATTTTCGTTTAATAATACGAAGACCAACAAATACTGGTTTTTTATTAACAACTGATAATACAAACGGTGTTTTAGATTTTACTAATACAAGTTCACAAGGTTTATTTATCGGCAATGCAAATGGTGTTAATGTTCGTAAATTTTTTAGAAATGGCATATCGTTAGCTCCATTATCAGCAAATCCAAGAGGAACGACAATTTATCCGAGTTTAAATGTTTACATTGGCTCACGCAATAACAACAATACAGCTGGCGATTTTGAAGATAAAGAATGTGCATTTGCATCCATCGGTAACGGCTTGACCGACACAGAAGCCGCAAACCTTTATACCGCAGTTCAAGCATATCAAACATCATTATCTCGTAACGTATGATTACCTTAAAAGACATAACCCCGGAACAATACAGCACCTACGTTGGTGTGCTGACAATCGAAGACAAAGACAGCCTCGTTGGCCAATGGTATATGGCTGATAGCTTTTTCAACCCCATTCAGGATGCTGACAATAAGTGGGTGATTTCTGTTGAGGAGATTTCCCAGTGCATCAACCCTGATTTTATGTGGGTGAAAGAGTTGCCACTTATCCCGTTTAACCCCAAACCATCACCGCCCTTTCCGTGAAAAACTTGAACGAGACAATAGTGGGTAGTTGGTTGTTGTGGGTTGCAGGAGCAGCGGCAAAGTTGCTGCCCATTATTCAATTCCTTTCATTTACCGCAGCCCTTGTTCTTTCCTGCATGGGCATTTATAAGTTTTTGAAAAATGGCAAAAAGTAAGGAAATCAGCAAATGGACACCCAAACCCAAAAAGAGATTGGGCAGGCACACGAAGTCAGCCAACAAACACAAGTCAGCCAAACCGTACGTGGGACAAGGAAGATGAAATTGAAAAATTACTTCTCGCCAACGCCAAAGCGTTTCCGGGTTTTAGGTGACAGCATTGCCGCCGCATCTTTATTTGTGGCTGGGTTGAATTTAGACCATCCCAAACTGATGCTATTGTGCGGTGTGCTGGGTGCGATTGGTAAATTCGTGACTAACTTTTTCGCAGAGGAATGAGGATAGCATATGGGGTTATTATTGTTTGTTGCTTTTGCCTGCTTATGCTTGGCGTAAGGTCTTGTGAGACACCAATCCAAACACGGCAAAATATAGACACTATGCAGGGCAAGGTGGACAAATACAAGGCAGATATTGATAGCATAAAAGCCGAGTATTTAAATTTGCTCAATAGCCGTGCGGTTAAGATAAAAACCCTGCGCGAAATCAGGACAAAATATGTCCACGATACGCTGACCGTTGAAACGCTCATCGGTGACACTTCCGGTATCGCAAATCTGCTATCCGAAAACGCCTTGATGAAAGAGATTGTTTTTGAGGATAGTTTGATAATTGCAAATCAAGGGCAGGTGGTAATTTATCAGGATAGCGTTATTTCGCATTTGGAAGCCATTAGAGACGCTCAAAAAGATTTATTGAGTAATTGTGCCAACGAAGTAAAAAAACAGCGTAAAAAGGCAAGTTTTTGGCAAAGCCTTGCCGTGATATTTGGATTGGTCGCGGTTGCAAAGTAAATTCGTGGTATGTTTACCCTGATTAAACTACAAGGAGTGCATGAATTTTACTACTGCCGTGATGCACAATGGCATCCATCTGCTGAACTGAACGCGGTGATTAAGCCGATTATTTACCGCACGGATACGGGTGCCCGGAAAGCGTGGGAGCGTATTGGAAAGCCTGCAATGGTATTCGTTCAGGAAATAAAGTCAAAGGATAAAACTCTACTACAATGAAAAATCTGCAAACATATCTCAACAGCAAAGGGGCAATGCTCAAAACCGATGGCATAATTGGGCCACAAACATTGACCGTATTGGATAGCTACATAAAAACCGAAATAAGAAATCGCAAATATGTCATGCCCGTTGATGGGTTGGTTTGGCTTCGGACGGATCAGATATTCAGCAATAAATATGATGACTTTGTGGTGTGTTATAAAGCTGGAAAAATAGTTTACACCGCACCTGCATCCACAACCGCAGGTGATTTTTATATTTACAATCCTTTTACCGTTGGCGGTATTACTGGAACAGCGGTTGCGGTGGCGCAACAAGTAACAAAAAGTCACAGATTTGTTACATCATCCAACTGGAAAACATTATGGTTAGGCGCGCCTTACTTCATGCAGATTTTGCCGATAACTATTTATAGGGATGGAACCAAAGACAGGAATGTTGACCAAATAAATAGACAGTTTGGCTTATTCGGTATAAATTTCCACAAGGGCGGCTTAGGGAACTGGGTAAATAAGCATAGTGCAGGATGCCAAACTGTTCCCGACAAGGATTGGTTTGAGATTGTTAAGCGGTTTAACCCCGGTCAGGTGATTGATTTCACACTTATTGACTAACCGCAGCAATCCTATCTACAAGGGTTGCCATATCTATTTTACAGAGATACACCAATTCACCACACACCACGCAAGTAAGTGGCTTTGATTTGGTGTTGCGCTCATCCGGCATTATTGCGTCTATCTTGTAAAAGCAAACCAAAAATGTAGGGTCATTATACGGGTCATCGTTGACCGATATTCCCATATCTTCAAGCATCTCGGCTTGCTCGTTTGCGGCAATCACTTCAAGACACAGCGGAATTTTAAACATAAAATTGCTGGCAAAAGGTGAACTCTGGAGTGACTTCGCTGTCTCTTAAATTGGCGGTCAGCGTCAGCCACATACTGCCGAGCGGTTTGGGCGGTCTTCCCCTTTCAATATGAAACCCACCGAAACCATCTTCGTATTCCTCTTTATAGGTGCTTGTCCTGATTTGGTGTACGTTGCGAGCCTTTATTTTCTTTTGGTGGCTGTCATATACCTCAACCGGGTTAATATGGTGATATAACTCATGCACGTGGCCCTGCCAAATGCAATCATATCCTTCCATTGATGCCATAAATCGTTGGTCTTGAATGACACCCTTTGTCACCGCACCGCCACCGCCAAAGCCGTGGTAATAACGTAGTGTCCATTTGCGTCTATGCCCGTGTTCTGTTAGGTTGAATTTAAAATCAACTACACCACCATAACCCCCAGCGTAAACATTTACCCCGTGTGTGGTGTTATATAGGTCAACAAAGCGCTGAATCGGGTCGGTTTCAAGTGCTTTCAATATGGCTGTTTCGTGGTTGCCATATCCGACAAGTAGAATGTGGTCTTTATACGGAGCAAACCAATCCACAGCATCCTGAATAACCGCATCAATGTAGTTGGCTTTGTTGTGTTCAGGCCGGATGTCTTTCTTTGAGCGACGTGGGTCATACTTTCCTTGCATCATGCAAAAGGTATCACCATTTAAAATGATTTTGCAATCACGTTTCACTGCCTCGTCGAGGTGATTTTTGAGTAAATCCCTGTCACACTTGGGGTTATCCCAGTGCAGGTCACTCATAAGAAGCAGGTTGATTGATTTTTCGCAGTACACCGCATGGATGTTGCGAGAGATACGCTTTGTTTCTTTAAGCATCTACCTATAAAAGTAGATTTATTTACTATTGTTGCTGATATCAGTCAAAAAATCCACCAAAGCCAATGCCAGCGGAGATAAAAAAAGTATGGCTGTAATCAATTCCATATACCCGATGGGGTACGATTTTGGTTATACTTGGTGGTATTATACCCGATAGGGGATAAAAAAAGCCTACCCCGGTTGGGATAGGCGTTCCTGTTGGTAAAGATAACAATCTCGCACCTTATACCAATGCTCTACACTCGGTAGGTCATCGGGTTGATTTGCGTAATCATACGGCTCGGCTTCGGGTAACTGTTCGGTTTTACCGCCACATTGGAACTCTTGCAAATTATGCAACTGTCTCTCGATTGATTTGGCTATTTCTCTGCGTTTCATTTGTATGGTGATGGTATTTTACGTCCGTTAAACCAGC